CATATGGTGAATATGGCAACTTATTCCTATCTCTGAAGGCAAGCAATCGCTACCGGCAGAGGTGCGCAAGCATCTTAAGAGAGATGCTGCTAAGCTAAATGTCCATTTATGTCGCTTGATTAATCGAACGAAACATAAATGCCGGGGCACAAGCCCCCAATACAAGATGAAGTGCGGTCACAGTAAGCACAACAGGTTATACCACCTGTCACTCAAAAACAGGTAGTGCAGCAACTGAATGAGCACGTTGACTAGTCGACGTTCCAAGAAGTATATGCACATGCATGTAGTATACAATACCCTCGCCCTATCCGTAAACAATAAGATCTGGCGGCTAATGCTCCGATAGAGTATGCTACTGCTCATCACACCGACGCAGTCGTCAGGTTGGAAACAAAGGTGAATTATACGTCCTCTGGATTGGGAATCCAATAGCAAGGGAAAATCATAAGGACTGATTTTGGTTTCAACGCAAACAACTATACAATAGGTTTGAATATGTACGGTGATTCTCCAAAGGTGTTAGCACCGCTGGCGAACTATGAATTCATAGCGAAAGCCTTTTCTGCAAAGAAATTTGTCATTCAAAACGGAATAACAGCGGCACAACTGCAGCTAGGACCATCACAGCCAGAGCTCTTAGTGTATTTTTACGGGTAGCTACTCGCTCTATAGCAGCGAGCCACGATATACGGCAATGTTAACTGGGCTGGAGAATAGTTAATAGGAGACGATTCAAGTCTATACTCGTAACTCAAAGGAGCTGGGTTACAGGCTGCCCACAAGCCTGCAATATGCGGACATGCTGGTGACACTCACTTTTCAAATGGCGTGGCTACACTACCTGTCCATATAGCTGCGAGTCACATAGGTCTATTTGAAGTGCAGGATCGTGCGAACTTTGATGGACGAGGGATAGAATACAACAACTTCTACTTCTACATACCGAGACAGTAGCTGATAATGTAAGCTGTCGAGGATTGGCTAGTGCTACTCTCAGTAATGATTATCCGCCAAAACATGAAAGTTCAGGACTTTGTTCCAAAATTAATAATAATAACTGATACTAATGATTAATATAATGTGGCATTGCACAACAATATGTCAATTTAGAGAAACTAGAAAGCCATGGTCACGTACGAAGCCTTCTTCCGCTCACTATACTGTAATAATGAAGGACTGATGTTACGGTACATTCAGGCGGGTGTAGCCAGCTTGATCAGAGTCCACAGCTGCTACGCCGAGAGTGGTATAATACGAAAAAGCTCACGGTTCGTACCAGTCAGTGCACTACGTGGCATTTTCTTGATAGACCACATCACTATAAACAATAGAGTGATGTTCTGCATGGATCAAAACGCGGCACTAGCAATAACGACGTGTGACTTAGCACTACAGCTTTAGCTGCAGACGATACTTTCTATGACCGGGCCCTGCTGTGTCTTCTTTACTAATGAGCCAATTTAAGACATACGAGAGTGGGTGTCTACGGGCATATACAACTAACAGAACATAGTAACATACCCAACAGGTCAGGCATACCCTGTAGGAGTATTCTACACTCAGTACTTTAACAGGCCGGAGATCTATAAGTTAACTCAGTCTATGATGCAATCATTCTATTAATCAAACGGAAACACCATTACTGAATTCTTGTTGCGCTCTTTCTAAACTTCACCAGCGACAGTAACTGGCATAGAGACTACGGACGACATCACAGGCCGTATATTACCTCAAGTGAAGCCTGTTGAACACAGTCTAGCTTTCCTAAACAGGTTTTAAGATTCAGAGTTAGCGTATCTTCTGGGAGTGCCATCCAACGGGATCTTGCCACTACACGGCTGTCACTCGTGCAATATATTTGCAGACTTTCAGAGTTACCTAAATGGAGGTGATTTACGCAACCTCTTCTCATTGCATGGTTTCAAAGACCAGATAGATGACTATCTGGAGATTATAATAGACGATTCAAAAACAAAACCATGGGTAGCTAAGGTCGATGGCAGTGTGTCTATGGTGAAACGTCACAAGTTAGCTAGTACACTTAAAACATGGAACGAGTACTCTGAAGCCATGTTCAGACCATACTCTGCTTTCATAACTCAGACTTCTGGATTCAGAGTGGTATCAAAGAACGACATGAGCACTGATGTAAACGTGAACATCGCAGTCATCAGTCCATTCAGTGTCTAAGGGCGAGCTTACAGAAACCCTAGACTTGGGTAGTTGACATATAAAGATGCTAAACAATAGCAGCAAAACACAAACTAGGCTGGAGTGAACTAGCCAGTCGTCAGGTGATTCTGACGCATGGGCGGTAATATAAGGGAAACCGTCCTAGGCAGAACCAGAGTTAAACTATCTAACTATTAGATAGTCGGACAAAGTAATAACGTGTAGGCAACTTGTCAGTTAAATAATAACGATAAGAGGACTACAAACTAAACACTTTTACGCGCGAAGGAACTGCTAAAATCTCAGCAATCTTATAATTGCTGAGTCCCACCGAGGATTAACTATCAGTGACACCAACTAGTGCCAACATTGAATCATTATCACATGTCGCTTCAATCTATCTCGTCACAGGATTAAGCGACAACTCTAAAGCAGTCTAGTACTAACAAATACACAGAGTACTAAGGCCACTACGACCGAATCAAACATTAGTTATAGGTATGGATGTTTTTAGCCTCACCTACGAGACCTACAAGATACATAATCATTACAACCAATTTCAACAAGGATAAATACCACGACAGTTGAACGTGCAAGCTGATATAGCAACCGCGTCTACTGTACTACTAATATTCTTGATCGTCAATGGATATGCGTCACAAGATGCTTATCCTTGTAATGCTGCAGTAACCACATTAGGCTCTTCAATGAGGAAATTGACTAAAGAACTAGAACTAATGGTTCACCCGATCAAAAAAGTGGCCCAAGCTTCATTTAAAGTGGCGGCATTTGCCAGAGACCTTTATGCTAGCACCACTTTGCCAGACTGGATGCTAGGGCACATAGCTATCAATACAACGTATAATGATCAAGCATGCATGGCTATCATTTAGTGTGAAATGCTATTAAAGCTAGGACTCAAGTAGAGCCTAGCTATCATCGTAGGCCTGTTACCATTTACCAACATGTAACATGCAAAAGATTTATCTAATTGGATAAAATTAGCCGGGTTTGCCATCATACCGATCTTGCGACAGCTGACTGAATCCGTAAATCTTTTAGGCCGAGGATTAGACATATCTAATTCTGTGGAAGATGTGAGCCACCGCGTTCTACGTGGAAGCCACAATAACCACGAAGTTAGGATATCTAGTCAGGACATAGAGAACAATATCAAAAGAATCTTTGCTGAAGAAATAGGCTTTATGGTTGATCCAGACACTATATATCAGCACTTGAATACAGCACCCCTGTGGGCTAAGAAAGGTGCTCATCATCACCCACTGCTGACTGATTAGAAATATGCTACAAGATTCGATTTTTTCTTGGATTATGATGCGAGTTAAATATTGACTATGAAGCCACAGGCATTTATACGATAGTCGAAAAAGAAAGAGACAGGTAAAGACAGGTGGCTCTACAGCTGCGATTCCGTCTCATATGCCATGTTTGACTACATTTTAAACTAAGTCGATAGCATATGGGCCAACAAACACGTGATACTTAATCCAGGAATGATGACACCAGAGCGTGCATAAAGACTACTGACAGAGCAAGGGGCTACAATGGCTGACTTCACAGATTTCAACAGTCAACACTCCTTGTAGTCTATAAAAGCAACGTTCGAATTATTGAGGCCATATTTATCACCAGTGGCTCATGAAACTTTAGACTGGTGTATTCACTCATTCGATGATATGTGGTTCGAATTAAACACTGACGAGCTGCTAGGAGCCTTTGACAAAAAGGAATCGCAGATCACTGTTTTCGGAGGCAAGAAATACTGTAAGTGGACAAGCACCCTGCCCACAGGTCACAGAGCGACATCCTTCATCAATTCTATACTCAACAGAGCTTACCTGGTTCATTTGTTACCCGAATGTGAGTCCTATCACGCGGGGGATGATGTGTATATTACTAAGGCAGTCAGCATGCTGCCTATAGTGCGAAGTGGCGTAGTTGAACTGAATCCTGCCAAACAGAGCTGGGGCCACCAAGGAGAATTCCTGCGTAACGTACTAACCACGTCAGGCATTTTTGGATATCCATGCAGGTCAATCGCTACATTCATTAGTGGCAACTGGCTGACAGATGTAGAATACGAAGACACTCCAACACTCATAACTAGCTTGAATAGTCAGAGAGCGATAACACTACGAGCACAACTAGGACATAGAATACTACCATGCCTACTGTCAACGCTCGTACGCAGGTATCCTATAACTGCTCCTGTATTTGAGGCCGCCGTTAATGGGTCTTTGTATGGACAGGGACTTGTAGCCTATGAGCACCCAACTCACCTTGTGACATTCTCGATCCCGTAAACAGAGAGTCGAGATATACCAACTCAAATAAGTGACAGGGTGTACGCCAACCTGACTCTTAAGAGTGAGAAACAGAACAACCTCATGACTCGAGCCCAAATCAATGGACTTATCAGTTAGCGTACTACGTAGTTAATACCACACGAAACCGTTTACCTTTTCCAACATAAACCTACTACAGCAGCGTCATGCGTATACAATATATAAGACAGCGACAATGTCTATAAAAAGCAATACTATCCCAGGTCTAATTAGCCTGACACGTCTCACAAATAATAACTAATGCTAACTACCCAGTTAACATAGACTGATGATTACCTAACACCATAACAAGCATAGCGGTTTTGCTCTGAGTTACAAGTATAATTTGTGACTAACAGCATACCGCTATTAGT